AACCAGTACCAGCATTGCCTGCATTTGCTGTTAAACCAAATCCTGTAGTCGCACCTGAGCCTGAGTTGCCACTATTAGCAGCCCCACCGCTACTGTTTGCGTTTCCTCCGTTTCCAGCAGAACCGCAAGTAATAGAATAAGTTCCTGTGAGAGCAAATGCTGTAGTAGTTACATGAACTCCTCCAGCACCACCAGCCCTGCCTTCACCTCCATAAGGTCCATAAGGGCTATTAGCATAAGATGACCCTCCGCCCCCTCCGCTGGCACCGACAGCAATAGCATGTGCGTATTGCCCTGAAGTGTAGCCTGAAGTTCCGCCTGTAGCAGTTCCAGTTCCTACGCCAAAATTTCCTGAACCTGTAATTGTATTTAGAACCATAGTTCCTCCTGGGCTACTAATTTTTGCATTAGCAGGAGTAATACTTAAATCAAGAGTTGTGCTTGGCTCACATTCAAAGCGGTGAAAAGCGCCAACACTTACAGACGCTGAAGTAGTATTTACATTTATTTCTTGAACTAATTCATAACTTGTATCATAAACATAAATAATAGCAGTACCTGTGCTAGTTACGAAATTGTAATTTCCTGCCGTAGTTTGAGGCATTGCTAACCATACTCGGGTAGTACCAGTTAATTCGAAAATAGATGTGGCTGCTGCTCTACCACTAATAAGAGAAGTAACAGTAGCGATTGGTCCTGTTTTAGTTGCTACAGGTGAGCCATTTTCTAAGAAAGCCATTACGCAATCTCACTTCCGAAGGCATTAAAAGATAAATTGGCTGAAGAAGCATAAACAGTAATTACATCTGCTGCGTTTATAGTTACGCCAATTGTGTAAGTATGAGTAGAGTTCGCTGGAAGTGCGACATCGTAACCGAGGTAATGTTTCGCTGCCAAAGACTCACCATCTGGACGAATTGCTAAGCGGTAAGTTGCTGCTGTACTTTGATTTGCTACTACAATAGTACTTAGTACTGCTTCAGTTGCTGAAGGTACTGTATAAAGAGTTGTTGCTGTTGTTGCTGCTGGATTTGATTGTCCGAGCACCTTGTAAGTAGTTGCCATGGTTTAGCCTCCTATGAATAAGAACGAGTTTAGCACGCCAGTAGTCAAAGATTGTGCTGTAACTAGGCTGGCTGATGAAGAAATTGAAGCGTTTTCAGTTTGTGTTTGATAGGTATTGAAAAAACTTGGAACTGTGGTCCAAGTAATAGTAGTTAATGCGGTATAAGTGGCTGCTCGGGCATTTAGAGCAGTATAAGACGCATTGCCGTATTCAAAGTATTGATATCGCCCACTAAATACATAACTTGAGAGTGCTTGGTTTATTTGTCCATCTAACACATCTATGTTAGCAGTGAGAACTCCGAATAGGGAATCTGAAACTAATCCTACATAAGTTTCAGCAGTTATTGCAGGACTTATATCTGCTAAGTTAAGAGTTCCAGCGGTTGTGTAAGGCAAACTAATTGTATAGGTTCTGCCTTTAGGGAATGCTTCTTCGACTGTAATTGTATAAGGGATAGGAACAAGGTCTGGATCATTAGTAGCAGGTAGCGTAGTACTAAAGGAGCCATTAGAATCTAAAGTAACTGACTTAGTAGATGGAACTATCATTTGGTTATCAGTTCCGTTTTGAATTAAATCACTCAAAGTAAATTTAACTTGTCCACTAATAGCAGCACCAGTATAATCAACAAAGTTTCCTGCTACTGCTACAGTAGTTATTGCTGCACCTAGAGGCATTAGCCAGCACCTACCGCTAAGAAAGGATTAGCAACTAAAGGTGCAAGTGCCTGTATTACTGCTAAATCGCTCGTTACATCTGCGCTCGCAACATTTATAGCGGTTGAAATAGTTCCACCAATATTAGTCACTGGTGTTATTCCGTCCATAATTGCGTCATAAGTTGTAAATGTTGCGATTGCTACATTAGCCATTTTATAGTCCCATCAATAAATAAGGGCTTAAAGATACTTTTTGTATATTTACTACTTCATTACTTGCTAGTGTGGCATTAGCAGTAGCGGTATCGGCAATAGTTTCTGCATTATCTAAAGTAGAAAAGGTTCCGTTAGCACCATTATATTTTGCTAAAAGAGTATTATATTGAGTAGTTGTTACGAAACCTGCTGCTTCAGAACTGCTTACTGCCTCAGATAAGTCAGATAAGTCATAGGTGGCTGTTCCTGAAGGTAGAGTAACAAAGAAGTCTCGCCCACCACCAAAAATCTCTTCTATTCTATAAGCGATAGGGTTAGGCGTATAATCTGTATCGTTAGTTACTGGCAAGGTTACAGTAAAAGCACCATTGCCGTCTAAAACTTTAGTTATGGCTTGTCCTACTACTATTTGATTTTGGTCAGTATCTATAACATTACATATAGGAGTAAAACGAATTAAACCAACTTGCGCTGCGCCAGTAATATCGACGTAAGTTCCGTTTAATACACAGGTAGAGATGTCGCCACTTAAAGCCACTTTGAACTCCTAACCCATTAACATAAAGGAATCAAATCCTCCGCTTGCTGGTGATGCCCATTTTACTCCGCCTGACTCATTTGAGTCGGCTGTAAGGACTGTGTTGTTTGCGCCAACGCTTAATTTGGCTACGGTATTATCGGCTGTAGCGACGAACATATCGCCTTTGCTATCTACAAGTACTTGAGGAACTGGATACTGAATAATCGAAATAGCCATGATTAAACTCCTTGTCGGATAACGCCAACTGCTTGAGTGCTTGAAGCGACTACGCCATAAATACCTTCGCCGTCTTGTAATTCAATAGCGAAAGCGGTTCCTGCTAAAAGTAAAAAGCCATAAGAGGCTGTGGTAACACCCGTGCCACCAATATAAACACTTTGACCATTGGTTGGATTCTGTACTAAAACTGTTTGGCCATCTCGTCCTGCTCCTGTGGCAGAAAGTAAGGTAGCGGTAGTGCCTACTGAAACTTGTGCATGAGTTAGTGCCATAGTTGCTCCTTTAGGAAAGAGCGATACTCCATTACTAGAGTACCACCCTTTCTAAATAATTAAGTAAATCTTTAGGCTATACGGTAAATTGATACTGTCGTTGGGGCAGTTACAACTACTTGCCAACGAGATGCTTGTCCAGCAGTCGCTGCGGTTGTTGCAAGTCCTACGATTGTCACACCAGTTCCAGCAGTTAAAGTAGCAACAAAGGCTGCTAAGTTGATATAACTGTATTTAACACTTGTTCCTACAACTGAACCTAATTCTGCAATAAGAGCAGCAGCAGTCGGTGTAGTAATAGCCCGTGCTGTTGTAAGAGTCGCAGTATTTATACCACCAAGAATACCTGCTGTTGTAAGTACCATTGAGGCACCATCAGCGATATTTGTTACTGAACGAATCTGTTGAAGATTACCAGTCACAGTAAGCCCACCTGTAACTGCTTTGCCTCGCGTAATTCTATTAAACATATTTCTCCTTTAAGAGAGGGAGAGGATTTTTAGTCCCCTCCCTATTCATTTTGATTAGGCGACTACTGAATCCCAGAACCAACCGAGATCGGTAGCAATGACTTTATTATCAAAAGCCATTTCTCCTTCAATACGGTCTGCCTTGAGAGATTCCATACGGAATGAACTTACACCAATTGTTGAACCGATACCGCCTGATACACCTGTCCATGAGAAAGAGTATCCAGCAGAAGGGGTCATTAAACCAGGAGTTGGTGCAACATAAGCAAGAAGGGCTTTCTTTCCAGAGGTAAATGAATACGCCTGTGAAGCACCTTCGTTGTTTGTAGCCTTAACACTCTTAGAGATGATAACACGAGGAATATCAAACATTGCTGCCAACATATCGGCAGTAACAGTTTGTGCAGATGTATATTTAATACGATCTACGATATCAGGGTGATTCTTTAGTGCACGGAATACATCGTATCCCAATACTAAAGTGTTTGGCTCCATACCAGTTGTACCTAGAATACCAGCCTTGGCATCTTCGATATCATCAATTGGGTCTGAAGCAGCATAATCTGACCACTGCTTTACTTCGTTTGCTGAAGGAGATCCTGCAACACCATCATAATCGTTGCCCCAGATACCGCCAGCAAAGAAATCTGTGTTCCATTGTACTTCTTTACGAAGTAGTAAACGACGAGTAACAAACTCTGTTGCCTCGCGTAGTGGATTCAATGGTGCATCTGCGTTAGCAACAGTCTGATCATCTACGTCCTTATGGAACGCAAATACATCTGCACTGTAGTTACCAGTTGATAAACCATAACCTCCACCAGCAGATTCAGTTCCACCTGCTCGGCGTTGCGCCTCGTCACGGAACCAATCGTTCTTGGTGTAGGTAAAGAATTTGTCAGACTTCTTATCCACAGGAATTACTGGGAATACCTTGTCTGCAATAAAGTTGTCTTGATTTTGTAGATATGCTACTGAAATGTTTGTCAGAATCGCATCTACATGGACTGAGTTAATACTTGGTTGTGGCATGAGTTGGCTCCTTAGTTGGCTCTAGTTGGGTTAGCACAGTTAATTACCGCTGTGATTACGTCATTACTTGCGCCACCTGAGATAGCACTTCCAAGTACATACTTGGTTGTGTCTGTAGTTGTAACAACGCTTGCTTTTGCAGCAGATGTTACGCCTAGTAGGTCACCGATAGCAACAGTTGCACCAGCGACTAACTTAGTTCCACCAACGATAAGAATTTCTGCTTCTTGTCCTGATGCTGGAGCGTTCTGCAATACACCGATTGGAATATCGGTTGCTGCTGAACAAGTAACAACTGTGTCAGTTGTACTCAATTTAACAAAAGTATATTGAAGGGCTGATAAATCGGCTCCTGCAACTCTTGTAATTTTTACTGAATAATTACTAAATTCAAATGCCATTTTATTTAGCACCTTTCTCTGTTAGGTATTGGCTGTATAAATCTGGGTTAGCAATAACAGCACTTGAGAAGGCTTGCTCGAAAGTTACGCCTTTTTTGGTTTCTGTTACTGATTTAGCCAAAGATGTTATC